CCTACCACGTGACTTGTGCTGCCCGTTATACTGCCCTCTAGGATGCCTACGTGGGCAGTTTTTCGTTGGGCACGACGCAACAAGTCAGGAGTGATAGGAACCTCGATCATATATCTACGACCTCACACGCACCCGCCGTACACGCCAACTCTCCCGATCCGGAGGTATTGTCCTCCTTTTCGTATTCGGAAAGGGCGTCCCAGTCGATAGACAGGGTGCCGAAGCGTTCCTGCCATTCACTGTATTCGTCAGGTTCGATGTCCTGATACGGCGCTTGTTGATAGACGTGATCGTCACGCGGAAGGAACGACACGCCTGATGCGATGTCGAAGTTCGTATATATCCACGCGCCCACTTCCATCCACTCGTGTTCGGCTACGCTGATCGTCACTGACGGCTTGTGTTCGCACCAGTGTGTCGCGTACGTTTTCCACAGTTCGAGTTGTTCGACAGCAGTCATGGCGTGCCGCGTGATAGCTCCACCCGGAGACTTCATGGCAAAAGAGAACACAGTAGTCGTGTCCGGATTGCCGACTTCGGCTTCGTTGTGTATGCCCTGTTCCGCAAGGAAGCGAGTGAGTGGGTCTTCGTTACCACCCCGCACCGTACGAATGTAGTGTCCGCTGTGCCGTGCGTGAATACCACTAGCGGCGTCGACAAGTTGTGACACAGTACCCGACGGCTTGACACACGTAATGGCAACGCTTTGTGGGATTCCAAGCATCCGGGCATACTTGAGATTTGTATCGACGGCGACTTGTTTCATCTCTTCTAGCCACCGGGGGGAATCTACGGCCTTTGATAAGACGTTGTGATCCATGATACCAGTCAAGGACACGCCTAACAAACGCTCGTCCTCTGTGTTCTTTTTCCATATCTTTCTCAGGTATTTGAAGTCTGTAAGTGTCGACTGCATCGTGCCCAAGATCGTGGCGAGACGCACCTTGCGCTTCAAAGAGTCGAGTGTGTCGCTCTCTCGTACGACAACCTCTGACAGGTTGCAGAACTGATACGGACGCAGAATGATTTCACTACATGGGTTTGTGCCCCACATGTGTCCTGTCTCACGGCGACCATTACGTGCGACCTGTCTGTCCGCTGCATCACGGTTGAAGATGCCCCGCTCTCCTGACTTCGAATCGTACAAAGCCAGCCACTCGCGCATAAACGTACCCATCTGTGGGCGGCGTTCGTACGAGACGGAGTTGTTAGCCATGTTACGCTGCTTCTCACTCTTGTACCACTCGCCCGACTTAGCGTGACGCATCTCGTCGTCGTCGAGATCAGACAGGCTAATCAGCGCCGAGCGACGTACGCCGCCGACAACAACGACTTGCCCGACCTTGCACATCAAGTCGTGACATTCGAGAGGAGAGAGTCTGCGTCCTGCCGCCTTCTTGAAAAGCTCAACAGTGAACGTAAACAGGTCTTCGAGAGGGCCGGGGCCGGATGCCCGTCCTCCCATGATCTTCAAGCGAGAACCCGCCGGACGTACGTTCGACAAGTCCCACTGCGGAACTTGACCAGCATAAAGAAGAGCGACAAGCTCACGATACGCCTTCGCCCATCCCGGCTTCGAGTCAGCGACGACAATCACCGTGTCAGATTCGTTCATCGAGTCACTGATGACGGGTAGCTTATTTACGTTGTCACGCTCGACAGAGAAACCTACGCCCGTACCACACATTAAAATATACATACACTCGTCGAAGGCACGCGTGCTGTCGACAGGAATGTACGAACAGTTGTAACCGCAGATGTTGTCCCGAGCGAGAGCCGGACCTGCAGTCATCATCGCACGCATCGACGGCATGATTTCCAAGCTCAAGATAGCATCGCGCAAGTCTGTGATGTCCGCCTCTGACATGTCGAAGTTGTGCTTACCCTTGACCTGATAGATCATAAACTTCAGGTAACGCTCGACAGTCTCGTCCCAGTTCTCACGGCGCTGTTCATCATCGAGCCAGCGTGCGTAACGTGACTTGTGTATGAATTGCTGATACGGCGTAGGCAACATGTTATTCATCTTCTATCTCCCCTATGAGTTTATCTAAGTACCACTTCGCCTTTTCTAGGTCTTGGACGCCGTTCTTGTAACGGTAACGCCAAAGGTACTTTATTATGTTTCCTTGCAGGTAGTATTGGTAGCCTTCGTCTGTGGCGGCACGTATGGCTTCGATGCACTCAACCCCTGCTTGATTGTAGTGCGGCGGATTATTGACCATGTCCGCCAGCCAGTTCGCATTCGCTGCGCCCTGCATACTTGCCATGCTTTCTTCTTCCATCCGCTTCTTCATGTAGTCCTCGTGTCTCATTGCTTCTTACCGAAATCTACCCTGACGACATTCTCGTCACGCACAAGGACAAGCTCACCATTCTCCGTCTGTAAACTGACCTCTTGCTGCTGACGCTTCACGCTTTCCATACCCGCCTCGAACACCATGTCGAAGTCGTTGTGAAGCAACTCGATGACGCCGGACAGTATGACAGAACCCATCTCCTGTAGGTCTTCACTCTTCATCGTGTCGTACGCTGCGATGGTGAAGCCGTCCTCTGCCTCTTTCATAATCAAGTACCATCTGTCCGGAAGAAGAGAAGCCTTCTCTAATTCGTGCTGCAAGTCACTCATTTGTACCACTCCTCTGGTATCGATCCCTCTGCCCACTCGAACTTGTTCTTCGTAGCCCAGTCTGCGTAGGTCGTTTTCGATCCCTTATAAATTTTGTTACGAGAATTCAGAAACACAAAACGTATATCGAGTTCCGGATACTGTTCCTTTACAAGAAGCATCTTCACTCGGTCGCCCTTGTCGAGATGTCCCTTCGCTTCGATGTATATGTTCGTCGAGGGGATGAAGAAGTCGGGCGTGTAGGTACGAGGCTTAGGAATATAGGTCAGCTTTGTTGACTCATACTCGTACGTGATGCCGCGATCAGCAAGGGCACGCGCTAAGTTCAATTCGAAATTCGAACGAAACCCGGCCTTCTTGGCCGAGCTTTGTTTCATAGACGCATTCCGACGGACGCTAGTCGCTTTAGGAGATACCCGGCCAGCTTTGGGGACTGACGTTCCAGCGAAAAGCATTCGTTTGTCAAACAAGTCAGGGGGACACATACATTAACTCCTGCGTTAGCTAGTCGACTTATCTTTTGTATTTGATGTTCGACTGTTGTGATGTCGCGCTTCTCCGTGTTCGGAGATACTACGCCATCCTGCGTGAAGTTCTCTCGCAGTGTCAACGGTAAACCCCGCTCGTGTTGACGCAAAAAAATAATCTTACGCTCTCCACCGGAACCGATGTGGGCTTCGATGTAGACGTGATACATATCTTTGTTGAGTTCGAGAAGCTCTAGCTCGTAATCGCGCGTAAATACATAGGCCATCAAATCTCTCGTGTCTTGAGGCGAGAGTACCACACCATCGGCGGTGACTTAGCCTGCGAGGTGACGCGGGGGTGTACGATTGCGTTAGGCCAGCAGTGTGTCTTGTATCCACACAGACCGCACTCCTTCGGCAAGACCTTGTTGCCCGTGCGTATCACTTCGCCCTTACGCTTGTACGTTTCGAACTCGTCTGTATACGGACGGAACATAGCCACGTCCGGATCGCTAAGAAACTTCACACGCTTCTTCGCATCCGCAAGGTACTTATCCTTGTCTTCACCCGTCCAGTCGTACGTTTCGACTACCGCAACTTCGCCGCTCGACTTGTTCACTACGATCCAGCCGCCGAAAGGCATACCCACCGCTTCGGAATACAGGAAGCCCTGCATGATGTAGCCGAAGGGATCGTCCGTCTTCATAGCCTCGTAGCCGCCGAAGCCAGTGAACTTGTTCTTGAAGGCCCAGTCACTTGCTGACTTGATGTCCCACACCTTCTCGACACCCGCGCCGTCACGTATGATGACATCAAGCGTGCCGGTGATGTGATGCCCGTCGAGATCGAGTTCGACCTCTCGCTGATAGTCGACAATGTCGATACCGGCTTCGCGCATGACAAGCATCATAATGGCTTCTGTGATGTCGCCGTACAGGAAGCGCATGATGCTGTTATACTGCATCGTCTCTTCGATGCCGTGCTTGTCACACACCTGTTGACAGAGGGGCTTTCCGAGTCCGGACATGCGTATGCGATACTTACGCTCTCGTCCGCCTAGCTGACTTATGACAGCCTTCTTACAATCTTCAACAAACAAATCGACGTTAGCCGGGGAGAGCGTCGTCTCCCCCCGGATAACTTTTGTCATGTAGTCCTGAATATTAAGCAGCATCTGCATCTTTGAAGTCTGCTGCGAGATCATAGTCTTCATCCGCAAGCTGCTTCTTCGACGCTTCGACATGCTCCTTCATAATCATATCATTGTGGCCGTTGATGGTCTCTTCGAACTTCATCATCAACTTCTTGTCCTCTTCATTGAGAGGCACGGTGCCTTCGAGTGTCGGCACAGGGGTCCAGTAAATCACACTGCCCCGCTTGTTCTTATGCGTACGCAACAAGACACGACACTGACACATCAGCTTGCTCTGGTTCGACAGACTGCTGATAAAGTCAGAGATAGGCTTGAAGCCCGACTTCTTAAAGTACGCAACGAAAGGCTCTTCAGACAACGCGACGGGATGCCCCGCCTCATCCTTGAAGTCGCCGCTAATCTTCCCGTAGATCACCTGATTACAGACGACGCTGCGAGAAAGCAGCACACGCGGATCACCCTCGTCGAGTGACTCTTCTTCGTCACGTGACAGGCGTCCACACTTATTACCCCCGGTGCTGTCAGGGAACGACGCACGCAAGTCTGCGGTCTGAACCGACTTCGAGGCGAACCCGCCCCGTCCGTCGTTCATCTCCGAGTCCCACATACTATATTCGAACCGACGCATCAGCGGCTGGATCGTCACCTCTTTTGCATAGATGGTGCGACCGTCGACCATAATCTTCCAGTCCCCCCTCGTAAGTGGCTCTCCCTCATTCGATTCCTGATCGTAGTTGATCCCTAAACGAGGCAAACCGACACGCTCTTTCGGTGTGTTGTCTGCCTGTCCCGTGAGGCGCATGATCTCCTTGAGGTCATCACCGCCGAGTATTTCTACCATTTCTGTCCCTTGCATAATCCTTCTCCTTTTCGGAAATCTAGGGTGTATGATATCTTATAGTTCTACTTCGTGTAAGTCAAGCCAGTTTTTTCCCATCTTCAATTCTATGCCCACGGGCATGTCGTACGCCAACCCGTAACGACGCATAGTCTCGAATGGCAACGACAACATCGCGTGCTTCATCAGGTCGATGCACGTATCCTTCTCATCCGGGTGGACATCCATCACGATAGAGTCGTGGACGGTGTTACAAATCACGCTGCGTATACCTGCGCTCTTGACAACATTGTGTAATGAAACCAATGCGATAGGTAGTAAGTCAGCCGTAGCGAACCCCTGCACCGGATAGTTGCATATCGCCGTACGATTTGTAGCCGTGCCGTATTCTGTCCAGCGTGCGTCAGGGAACGCGTACTCCCGACCGGACGGAAGAGAGATGACGCGCTTCGTGACGGCCTGACGCTGTAGCTCCTCGTGCCACTCCGTCACACCAGCGTACTTGTCCTTGAACGCAGCGTAGTACCGCTTCTGATCTTCCGTGCCGGACGTACCACCGTATAGAGGCTTGAACGTGTGAGCCTTCGCCTCTTGTCGTGTGCAGCCAATGACCGACGCTGTGTAGTTGTGAACGTCGACAGAGTTCTTCACGTCGGTGTACGCTTGCTCGTCCTTCGCAAGGAACCCGGCCACACGAAACTCTAGCTGCGAGTAGTCCCCCTCAAGAATGTAACCACCACTGAAGCGACTTTCGACGACCTTACGTATTGCGAATGTCGAACCGCGTGGCATGTTTTGGAAGTTCGGATTGCGAGACGAAAGCCTGCCCGTCGCCGTAACACACTGCATGAATTCCGGATGGATGAAACCCTTCGAGTCCACATTGTTCTTTATCCCCTCGACAAATGTGTTGAGGTA